CTAGCATATGATTCGCTGCCGCTCCAACAAACATATGATCCTATATCAATTGCCGTACGTCGTAGGAATTTCTTAGGTGGTAAACTTGCTGAATATTCGCTATATCCACCGAGGAAAGGTGTCAAAGATGCATACCGGCACTGCGTTGCAGGGCATGGAGCATTGCGCTCTGACGGGTCTTCAGGAATCCAAGGGTTGTCTGGGTCTGGCTGCTCTGACGGGTAGTAGGGATCTGGACCGCCTCCAGTCTTCCCGCCTTCATCCTGCTCATCGGTTTCGCCAGTACCACCGCCACCGCCACCGGGAGGCGTTTGCGCAACATTGGCATACTCGTACATCGTGTTTGACAGTGCAGAGTCAACGAAGATGCCTTCGTCCTTCGTCTCCCAAGCACCGGGATAGATGCGCTCAATGTAGCGTCCCTTACTTCCGTCACCAAGCGTTCGTGTCACCACTAGCCACACTTCATCGCCAGCGGTTTTGCCGGCGTTTGCGCAACACTGGCATACTCGTACATCGTGTTTGACAGTGCAGAGTCAACGAAGATGCCTTCGTCCTTCGTCTCCCATGCACCGGGATAGATGCGCTCAATGTAGCGTCCCTTACTTCCGTCACCAAGCGTTCGTGTCACCACTAGCCACACTTCGTCGCCAGCGGTTTTACCGTAGCCAACAACTACGTCTTCAACGATTCCCTGCGTTACGTGTCTAGCCCATGCCACCACCTTCTGGGAAGCGTCGTAAATGCAGCTGAGGAGCACACCGTCGTTTCTCACCACCCAAACAATCGGGTCTGGCTGACGCTGGAAGGCCATCGCCTTCACTCCACCCCTCATGATGTGCTCTGCGAACTGCGTAATGTCGTTGTCCTCGTAGCCATACGTCGAAAGCGAATATGTAAGCTCGTACAGCTTCTCCGCGTCGCGCTGCACATGCAGTACCGCCCCGCCTGCTTGAATGGGGCGAATCCGTGCGCTTCCTATGGAGCATTGGCGCTTAATCTGCACGTTGCTTGGCGTAACAGGATCATCGCCAGCGTTGCTCCCTTGAAGGACGTATTCAGCCGAAGAGGTTCCAATGAGCAACGAGTTATTGTGTGCCGTCATCCACATGACGAATAGGCGTTCATCTGAGCCTATTTCGTGCATGAAAGCATCGTCATCTAGTGTTCCATATGTGAAGTTCTCGTAGTCTCCGATGACACTTCCCCACACGCTTTGCGGCTGATAGGTTGTGCCGGCGTACACCATGCGTTGCTGGAACAAGCAGCACGAGCGAGGGAACCCACGGTATTCAGACCATGCTCCCTCGTACCAAATCTTTGTGGCTTCCCCGGATGAATACATCCGGTCATAGATGAAAACGTTTGCAACCGTACTCGACGATACACTCAGCACCTTTGCCGTACCGTAAATGTATTCCTCTGCGGCCTCAAGCGTTACATAAGGGATGTTCCCCTCATAGCTTGAGAAGTTTTCAATCTTCGCGCGCCAAAGAGCAAGTTCATCCGTCTGCTCAATCTCAGTCTCGAAGTTCTTATCTTTTGCACTCTCGTATGTGTAAACGTCCTCCCATACAAGCGTCGCGGCCTCGTAAGCGCGTTGAAGCACGATAGTTGCCGCATAAGTACCGCACGTACTAAACCTGAACTTCCCCTTAACTCGAATAAAAGGCTTCACGCCATTGCAAGTAATTGGCTCACGAGACTTGCGAGATTTAGCCTTTACGCCAATCTTCCAATAGCTGCCAACGTGTTTCTGGTCGAATAATGGCGCCGATGCAGTAAGCGTACAGTTCCCGTACTCAGCAGAAGGAGTAAGCGTCGTATCTGTCACGTTCAACGGCATGAACGGAGGCTCGTCGAATTCGATAGGCGTTATCGTCCAGTTGTCGTCAGCGTAACGGGCCAGCTTCTGAGGAGCAATAAGCGGATGCGTAATATAAACCACATCGTTGATCTCCTTCCAGTCAATGTCCCCAATCGTGTCCTCGTCATACGGACTCACGATTTCGTAAGGAGCACCGTCTTTCATCACGATGCCGCCATCCGTGAAGAAACGAATGTACCTGTCGCCAAACTCCAAGAAGAAGACGACATCCGTGCTATAACTGAACGTGACGAGACGGGCGCTCTTTCCACTGCCATACTTCGTCGAAGCAATGTACTGCGTTCCATTCCGCTTCTCGGCGTTTCCGTACTTACGCGGAATCATGTTCTGCATCTGACGGCAGCCACGACCAAACACGTCAAGGTCGTAGCGACGGAAAAGCAGCGGGCTTATCTCCCCGCCGTTGAAGTTGAGTTGGTCCCTGCGGCTATTTCCTTGCTTTGCCATTAGAGTGTATGGTTATGCCACCGTGCCTTGTCGAAGATGTTGTTTAGGCGAGGACTCCACTGCCTCACTTTGCGCTGCCCGCAATCCACTGTAAACGCACGACTGAGCGCACGCTGGTACTCTTGGTTGAGCATTACGGCAAGATTGGGGTCTCGCCTGCGCATCGTTGCCAGCTTCGATGCCACCAAGGCAATCACTGCGGAACGGAACAGATTGTCGAATGCCGTCTCCGTGGCGCTATACTTCACGTAAACAAGCTCTGCCTCGGCTGCGTCCGTGTAAATGTAGCTGCCCTCGATTGCGAAAATCGTACTGCCAGAGATGTAAGGGGCTTCATTAAACTTCACGATTCGCAGGCAGTCGGCTGGAATCGCATAAGCATACTTCCATCCAAACGTAGGCGTAACATCATCTGCCGCCGTCAATGTCTCTCGCGTGGTAAGGCATTGCCAGTTGCGTTCACGGCCAGCCTCACGGATGGACTCCTCAAGAACTGCGGCCAGTGTCCGCGCATGGATGAATGACGAGTCGTTAAAGTCGAGGCTCTGCGGCTCTGCAATCTTGAGAAGCGCAGCCTTCAGGATGCCACTGCTATCCCCCACCTCTTTCCACTCGCTCTTAGTCTCCACCATGTCCAGGCGTTGAGCCCTGTTCTCGATAAGCGCCTTGTACTCGTCCGTGAGGAGCTTTACCAAGTCAGAGTCTTGCCGCTTCACAGAGCACATCTTGGAAGCAAGATAGACGGAAATGGCCTCGCACAGCGCAGTGTCAAACGTGCTGGGGTCGCTCTTGTATGCCGTGTAGCAGAGCTTCGCATCGGTGGCATCCGTTACAACCGTGCCTCCGTTTATATCGAAGTAGTCTTCGTCCGGAGCCGTGTGCTCGTTAAAGCTCAGAGCACGCACAAAGTCAGCAGGAAGCGTGTATGCCTTCGTCCATCCAAAGGCTGGGGCTGTCGTAGCCTCCGTAAGCGTTGCAAGCGTCGTGAGGCATTTCCAAGGCGTCTCGCGGCTCACCTGCTTAACTGTTTCGGCCCAAAGCGCAGAGGCCAGCACAGCATTTGGGTCTTTGGTGTCGTTGATGGAGGCGATGCGCTTCTCGCCAATTCTCACCAACGCTTCATTCACTACGTCCAACTGTGAGGCCATTCTGGATGTCTCCTATGTCTCTTACATTAAACCCCCGCCCGAGACGCACAACTCAGGCGGGGGAGCACTATTTATGAACAACACACGAACAGCGGGAGGCCCATGAACCCCTCCCGCAATCTTTTACATCTTGGCAAACACCGCGCGAATCACGATCTTCTTGCCAGCGGTCACCGCGGTCGCAGAGGCAAGGGTCGCGATAAACGTGGTGGCTTTCGTGGTGGTGGTGGGCGTCAGCCACTCAACACCGCCAGTAGCGTCAACCGACGCGGCGGCATGAACGTCAACGCTCGCAGCGATGCAGTCCGCATCGGCAGCCGTACCGATGTGAAGCGTCGCGGTAGTGCCGAGAGCTTCGCAGTCGATATGCCACAGATTAGGAACAGCTCGATAGCCAGCGGGAACGGTGAACAGGTTGGCCGTATCGTTGGCTTCGTCGAAGGATGTCGCTACGGCAATCGTAGCGTCGTAGTAGGCGAAGCTCGCCCCGATTTGAGAACCGTAGCCAGCGGGAGCCGGCTCGGTGTTTTGGACGACATAGATGTCGGAATTAATAGAAGCCATATTATTTGTTCTCCTCTAGTTGTTAGGCGATGGTGGCGTAGTAGTTCTTGACGATGAACACGCCCTTATCCTGAGCGCGAGCGCCACCCATACGAGCGGAACTGCGGAACTGGATGGCACCGTTACGATCAGGACGGGTCTCAATGGCCGACTTGCGCGAGCCAAAGTTGAACCGGATGGCCTGTTTACCGTAAACCAAAGTGTTGACGGTGTGGTCGGTGGTGTTCGTGGTGAGCTGGTTGGAAACAATCCAGGTGAAGCCCATCCAACGGCTACCAACGACGCTACCGCCTTCAATCGGGGCAACCTTCGTATAGTCCTTGGAGCGAACTTCGTTGACGTTGGCGATGAGGTATTCCTCGTCCTTGGCGGAAATGACCCAAGTGAGTTCGGCAGGATTGACGTCCTGCTCACGAGCAAGTCGAACGATCTTCGCCACCTTGGCGAACGTCAGGCCGGCGCTACCATGCGCAATGATGTTGTCGGTCGGGAACGCTTCCGTGCTGGTCGGAGCATTGGCACCGATGGACACCGCACTCTCGATGCAGGAGACAATCTTCCGCTCCTTGATGCGGTTGTAGCCATAGGTCATGGCATTGATGATGTCGGAGCCGGGGCTCGTAATCTCGTCGAGAAGGGTCTCATCCCATTCATCGAGAGCCGGAGCCACAGGGACCATCACCTTCTCGGTAACAACCCACCGCTGGGTGGCATTGTACTCACCGATGTTGGTTTGCGCCATACGGCCACCGGTGGCGTCCGCCCAATCAATGGTGGTGCCGATGAGGATGGACTTCGACTTTGCATCGAAGTTGAACGGGGTAACAGTACTGTCGAGGACAGAGCTGGTCTGCTGAATCGCCGCCTCGATATTGGTGGCGAATTTCTGATGAAAAATCTCAGGGATCGTATAAGACATTTGAAATCCTTACATTGAAGTTTACTAACACTTCGGATTTCGTGTGCCCGCACCAGCGGCACTACTTTCCATCGGCACCTGAGAGGCCCATTGCTGGGGTGGCAAACAGGACATCGCCTAGAACGGAGGAATAGCCCCGCGCTAGGCGATGTCAATACGCTATCTTTACTTCTTTGCTAAAGATGCAAGCTTTCTGGCAATCTCGCTCTGCTGGCGATTAAGCTCATTGTACTTTGCGAAGTCTCCAGCAGCCTGTGCCTGCATGGCCTGCTTGCCGAGTTCAATGGCCTTGGCCTGCAAGTTGACGGAGCCACCTCCGTCGCTAGGGCCATTAGCTGATACGAAACTGGACTCGCCAAGCTTCTCGTGCACCTTGGCCAGAAGTTTGATGACAGAGGCATTGTTGCCAATCGAAGGGTCGTTTACGTCAACGCCAAGCGCCGCCGCCGCCGCAGAAGCGTTCTTCAAAGACTCGGCACGCTTTGCACCGAAAGCCTCCGTGAGCGCAGCGTCCTGTTGCTTCATGTACGCCTCCATACGCTTCGACTCAAGGCCCATCTGGTACTCGATGAGCTTCTGCACCTCATCCTTGCCGAAGCCCTCCTTATGGGCGAACGCTGCAAATTCCTTGGCCGTGGCATCGTCCCAGATCGTTCCAGCAGGAAGCTCGGCAGGCGCTTTAAGCTCGTAGCCGTCTGGCGTCTCGGGGACACCTCGAAGCGTGCGCATACGGGTGTTGAAGGCATCCTTGACGTTCTGCGGGGCATCCTCAGGCGGGCGTTCAAAACCTTTCTGCGACGCCGCCCAATTAAGATTCTCCAAGCCCTTTGCTAGATTGGCAGCATCTTTCCACCGGCTCGCCACCTTGGAGAACGCCGCACGAGACTCTTCGGGGAAGGCTTCAAGGAACGCCTTGCTTAGCGTACCGTCCTTCTCGTAAATTGTGAAGGCGGGAGCGCCAGCCTCGCCGCCTCCTTGTGCCTCACTTTTATTCGTACTTTCTTGGGATGAGGACAAAAGTGTACCAGCGCCACCTTGCTGCACTTGAGCCTGCTGTTGCGTAGCGGCATCACCGCCGCCCTGCACTCCAGCTTGGGAGCCAGCGCCATTGGCGCCAGCCGAGTTACCGCCATCACTTCCAGTTGCGTCTGCCATAGTGTTATTCGTCGTTTTCGTTGTTGTTGTTAGTGCCAATGAAGCCTACCCGCTTGAGAAGGCCCAAAGCAAAATTGCGCCCGCCATCACGATAGGCGGCTGCGTGCGTTTCCTCCATGTGCGAGGAAATGAACGTGGGCTGGTAGATGCCGCCTTCGCGTGCAATCACCTCTAGTACCGTCTGCTGCGCCTCGGTTCGTGGCGTGCCTGGTTCGCCAAACACGGTGATGAAAGCTTTTCGCTCCTCTTCGCGTTTGCGACGCATCTTCTCTACGTCAGCCATTTGTCCGTGTATGATGTTCATTTTGCGTGTTTTGGTTCATGCGAAACTACTGTCCGCCGCCGCCACCCACTGCAAGATTCAATCCAGCGGCCTTTGCGTCTTTGGCTGCACTAGCTGCCTCGCTCGCCATGGAGAGAGCGTTCTGTTGCTGCATGGCCTGCATACGCGCATCGGCCACCGTCTGCGCCTCTTCAGGCGTGCGGATGCTGCTGTCGGCAAGGTTGAAGCTGCGGGCTGCTTTGCGTGCCATGTCAACGAAGTCGAACTGGTCAACCGCCGTTGCGTCATACGGAGCAATGGCCGCAAGCATATTTAGCACTTGGAAACTGCTCCGCGTCTGCATTGCCTGCACCGCCAAGCTGATCTTCGACTGGTAGGCCATCTGCGGCTCTACGTTGTTGTTCTCCGCAAACTGGAACACAACCGCCGGAGGCTCAGGGAACCGTTTCGCACGGAGCAACAAGGCGAATACGCGCCTCAGCAACGGGTCGATGAACTCTCCGTAATAGCGGGCTTGCGCAGGATGGAAGAGAACGAGTTTTTCGTCCGCCAACTGCATCGCCTCAAAAGTCGCCATGCGCTTCGTGCTGTCCGTAAACACTTGGAACATGTCATTGAAGAACGTGGCTCGAATCGACTCTTGCTTTGATGCAAGCAAGTCAGCCCCCCATTGAACTTGCCCACCAGCATACAAAGACTTCGGGATGAGGTCGGGACGGTTGCTGTCCAATACGACAAGCCCATTGGGAGAAAGGTCGGGCGACTCCTCCATGTTGTCGTAAACAGCCGTTGGCGGAAATACAGCCTTCTCAATGCCAGCAGAGAGACAGGCGCTAAGGAAATTCGTCTCGCGAATCGTCGGCATACACTTCATCGCCGGAGAAACGCCATAGCGTTCACCACGCATCTTTTCCCAGCGCGTGACGAAAATAGGCATCTCCTCGAAGCCGCCTTCGCTCACAAGCCACTTGTCGTCCTTGTCAACGTAGAAGTCGGCTACGGGCTTGTTCTCCTTGTCCAACTTCTTCTCATCGCGCCATGCGCTAGGACGCGGCATCACCATGTGGACATACTCATGCGTGTCGTCCCATTTCTTGCCGCTAGGATCGTCGAGCGCCTCCCTCACCTTCGACGACAACGCCTTACGCCCAAACTTCTTCTCGGCCTGCCGATGCGTAAACTTAATGCACCGCGCCACCGTGTCCACAACGCCACGGTCGTCCTCGTCGATGAGGAAATGCCCGGCCTCAAAATGCTTGAACCAAAGGCTCCCATTATGCAGCTCGCTGTACATGGCACTCGTGCCAGCCCAGCCTCTATCTTGAAGCACGCCCAAGCTCTCCGTGTAGAAATTGCTCCGCGCCATTTCCTGACGCATAATCTCACTGCACTTGGCATACCACTGAACAGCCTCTTCATTATCGGCCAACCCCGCCGGAGGCACGCCCGCATACCAAATCTCGTTGATCGGCGTCATGTTCGCCATGCTGCCAGCAGCAAGCACGTCGTTGGCCTTTACGGCAGTGTCGTCATAAAGATTGCCACTGATTGAGCGCAGGTCTGGGCTCACCCAGCTCATAATATCCGACTTCTGCGGGGCAACGTACTTTGCCACCTCGTCGATGATGTTGAGCCAGTCCGTGGCATCAGCCTTCATCTTGTCGTAGCGGTCAACCACCCACCGACCCAACTCCTCTCTTGAAGGCTTTTCGCTCATAAATTGTTACGCCCCACCCAATAGCGTTTTCGTAGCCACTTGCGTGTTCCCGTCCTGCGCCCCTGCAAGAAGCGTGCTCTGCTGGCCTTTACGACGGAGTGCAGCTAGTTGCTGCTCACGAGCCTTAGTCGCCGCCTCACTAGTCGAGACAACAACGGGCTGACTGACAGAAGGAGATTTGCTTGGGCCACCCATGAAGCCTTATCTGGATAAGTTTAGTACAGAGGTCAAGATTCTTTTAGCCCTGTCCACCTCCATCGTGTACATCTCGCCCCTGTTCACCCAGCAAATGTATGGCAGCTTCAGCGACTCCCACTTGTAAAGCTGCCCGATGTCACCAGCCGCCGCAGCAATGAACCAGCAGTTTATGTCGTCCTCCCTAAACTCAACACGAGGATTGCAAATAAGCGCAGCGTCAGCACCTGCCACAACCGGCCTGAACATGGCAAACAACGTCTTCGTCGAATGCACCTCCCCGTTCAGCGTGTACAGGTCAAGCTCCTCATCAAAGCCCATAAGCAACTCGTCTGCATGTTCTGCATACCACTGCCGCATCCGCAGTATCGGATAGGGGCCAACGTCGCCAAAAAGCATCCGTCCATTCGTTGTCATACACGCCCAACTAGCTTCAATGGCCTGCGTTGTCCAGTCGCATAGTCGCCATGGACGTTGCCAATCGCCCTCATCTTCGACCGCGCCCACCAAGCATCGTCGTCATCGTCGAAGTCGCCTGTCGCATTTGATGCCGCAATCCCTCGCGTAGAACGCTCCACTGCACTCTTCCCCTTCAGCATGCCTAGCGACAACGCCTCCGCCATGGTTCTAAAGGCGTCAGCTCCATGGCTGTAAATGTCATGCACGGGCGATGTCTTCATGGTCTGCCCGTCCTTCACCTGCTCCACGCGGTAGCTCTCCAACGCCTCCAATCCGCTAGGAAGCGTCCTCCCCCCAGGACCGTCAAACACCTTCGTGCAATTCGTAGCGTGGAAATAGCAAAGCGGAAGCAGCTTCCTCACAAGGTCGATGCCCAGCCGGCGATTCTCCACCCTCGGCACGCACACCGTATTCTTCATCCCCAAGTTGGCAAACTCCCCCATCCATGACGGCCCAATCCCTCCCTTGTTGTCCGCATCATGCGGCAGGAAGTTGAGCTTCACCTGACTATTGTATTTCCACCCCCACCGATCAATCACGTCCACGTACACCTTGCTATGCACCTCGCACGACGTGAAATAGTCCACGACGTAAATGGCCGGCCCCACAAACTGCACAAGCCAGATACACGTCAGGTCAACACGCCCCAAGTCCCAAAAGGCATACATCGGCGCACCAACGTCCGGCTGGAAATCGAGGATGCGCTTCGCCTCCCTCAACTTCGCCACAATAGGCCCGTACACACTGCCAACAATCGTCGAGGAAAGCATCTCCTCCATCGTCAACGGGAACTCCGTCGCCATCGCCTCCCCTTGCTCCAGCTTCTTCTTGCTCCACCAGAGCTTCTGCCCAGCCGTCAACGCCTTCCCTCTACGCGCCGCATCCTCGAAGTATTCCACATGTTCACGCGGGAACTGCCACCTCGGAGCCGACGCAGGATCAATGCTGTTCTTGTCGTCCCAGTCCCACCCATAGAACACCATCTTCCAGTCCAAAGGCGTCGCCCCATCTGCACTAAACTTACTGGCAAGCTCCATGAACTCGTAGAACATTCCAAAGCGCCCGCCCCCGTGCGTGCTCTCAATGAACACCTTCCCGCCCACAGGCACCGTGTTAATCGAACCACTCTTGATTTCCTGCGCCCCAATCGGATCCCTCAAACTCTTCGGGCCAAGCTCTGAAATATGCAGAAACTGCGCCCCACCACCACGCCCAGAGCACGACGTCCAAATGCGGCTCCCGTTGCTGAAACGAATCTCACTCTCATTCGCCTTCGCCTGTATCCCCTTCTTCACAAGCTTCCCCATAGCCACCAAAAACTCCTCATCCTTGTCCAACTCCCCCGGAGGCCGCCAGTCCATCATCTCAAACGCAAACTTCATCATCGCCAGCTTCTTCTTTCCGTCCTCCTCCTTCCAGTCCACCAAACCAGCCGTGAAGTCCCTGTTGAAAATCGCATCGTCCAACGCATATAGCTCCAAATACGTGCTAATGCCATGACGCCGCGACTTCGGCACCACCGTCCGCCACCAAGCGTTCGCGTACAGATGCTCCTGCACCTTGTTCATCTTGAACCGCACTCGCTTCATGTTCGAATCAACAATCCAGTAAAGATGATTGAGCCGCCACCGCTTGTTGCTCAGCAGCCGCTTCACCTTCGCCTCCACCGTCTCCATGTCCTTCGTGTCAGCCCCCAACGCCTTCGCCACCACCTTCGCGCTTCCCCTGTCCCCCTTACGCTCCCACGGCAACGCCCCATTCGTCTTCTTCACCTTCCCCACCACCTCCTCCACAGGCGCAGCCTTTATCTCCTTCAGCACCCCATCCCCTGCCACCTCCTCCTTCAACTGAGCAACTGTCTTCACCCCAGCCGGAACAATAGGCGCACACTCCTCCTCCGCCTTCATAGCAGCAACAGGCACCACCCCCAACTCAGGCACCTCCACCTCCACCACAGGCTCCACCCCTTCCGCCATAGGCTTCCGCGCCTCCATCTCCGCCAACTCCTTGTTCCACTTCTCCATGGCCTCCCTCTCCTTCTTCTCCTTCATCGCAGCATCCTTCAACGGCTTCTTATACCGCTTCACCTGCGCCTCCTCCTTGCTCACAAACCCAAAGTCCACCACCTCCACGCTCATAGCCCAGCCTCCGGCAATGCCTTCAGCCCATCCCCTTCCACCGCCTCCATCTCCATCGGCAACCGCCCAGCAGTCCCACTCAACCCCGCCAATATCGCCGTCACATTTATCGCCTCATACCCCTTCTCTTCCTTCAAATCCCCACTCAACTTCGCATCCAACTCCACAGCCCGCAACTTGTCCTTCCACCCAGGCGCCTGCAGCATCACCTTCTCACGCCCATCATCTTCCACCCACCGCGTCTTCACCACCAACCCCTTCCCCTCCTCCGCTCCCCCTCCATCCCTTACCATTGCCGCTAAAAATGCCCGCCGCTCAATAGCACTCATCACATCCGCCTCCGCTGCCTTGTTCATCACCACAGCCTCATACCGCTCCATCTTCTCGTTCATCCACCGCCTCCAACTCATGTTCCCTTCACTCGCTCCCTTCCACCCCGCCGCCTTTACACACTCAGCCACAGTCCCCCCTCCAAGCTTCTTGCTCATAAATGCTCGCTCCGCCTTGCTCAACCTCACCACCTCCTTCCCCATCTCACTCATCCCCACCAGCTCCCGCCGCTCCTCCCGACTCACACTCTTCCACTCCCTACTCACTCCCCTCGCCTTCACCTTACTCACAGCCACCCCTCCCCTGTTCAATACCCCCACCTTCTTCCCCATCTTCCCTTCTTCGTTGTTCATGCTGCCCTTATTCCCCATCTTTACTAATGTTGTCAAGATTATGCGTTGAGGCATGAGGCATAGCAGTTCCAAATCCCAATTTGTTACGCGCAAGGGGAAGCCCCCTGTGTGCGCGCGGCAAGGCCCCGGGTCCATGGGGGCATAGGGGGGTGGCAACTGCGCCGTCGAAGACGGGGGGGGTGGTG